CTTGAGCATAAACGTATCGCTTACCATCGGATGCAAAAACCTGTGAGCCAAGTTTGTGACCACGCGTGTCAACGTCAGCGGCGGGAATGACGGCGGCAAGATCAACGCCGAGTTTCGGGGTATCAGTAAAAGCCATTTTGCATTACTCCTTAGTCTACCAAGATTCCTTGGAATTGTGCGCCTGAGCAGGTCAGGTTACCAGCCCAGCCAATCAGACGAACCACAGCATCTTGGTTTACGGATTGACGATCGCCGCCCATCGGAACGAAGTTGCGACGTGCATGGGGGCGGAATTTCAGGTAGTTGGTATTGATGAAATACATCGTTTTGGACGGTGCGTTACCACCGATACCGCCGTCAAACACCACATCAGCCGACACCCCGGCGCCGTAGTACTTCAGGCTCGTAAAGCCTGCGCCAGCCAGCCCCTGTCCAGTCTCGTTGGTCACGCGCTGGATAGCCTGCAATGAGGACTGATAGTACTCGAAAGCGAGGTTATCAGCCACGATCAGATCAACACGATCCGTGCCGCGAGCCGTAGCCAGAGCCAATTTGTTCATGCCAGCAAGGATGGTTGATGGCGACATGCCTGCGCCAACGTCAGAAGTGCAGGAAATGACCTGGTTGCGCCAGAAAGCCCAATTCAGTCGGTTAATGCCACCGTACACACCAGAAGTTGGCGTTGACGAGATCGCGGCTGCAAGACCTGTGATGTTCTTGCCACCGTTACCCGTGCCGTTGCCGTACAGGTCTGCGCTGATCTTGTTGCGCAGGCGCGATTCAGCCACCATTACACGGCCTTCGAGCAGGTCAATCATTTGCTCTTTGCCGCCGTTTTGCAGCATTTCCATGCCGGAAATCGTGATAGATGCCGCGTACTGCTTGAAGTCAAATTCAGCGGCGCTGATCGGGGAATCAGGCGTAATGTCGATTACGTCGTAACCGCTGTAAGATCCGGCGGTCCCGTTGCCGCCATCGTCGTACATAATTTCTTCGAGAATCGTCGTGCCGCCTGATACTGTGCGGACGTTGCCGCGCTTGTTCATCTGGAACAGGAGCGCGTTGTTCTGGGTGAGGTTGTCCGCGAGCTTGCGGCTTCGAGCCTCAATGGTGGTAGCGATCAGATCGCTAATGGTGCTGTTTGCAAATGCCATGATTGAAAATCCTCAGAATGTTTACAGGTCGCCGTTAAAAGCCGCTCTTAGCGTGTCTCTCAAGCTGGCGTCTGATTTGAGCGTACTGCCCGTCTTTGCAGAACTACCCTTGATCCCGACGTTAGCGGATTTCGCTCGCGCGGCTCTGGCTTTCTGCTCGGCTTCGGTGCGCTGTTGTTCAACGAGGGATTTCCTGATGTCAGGGCGCATCCACACTGCCTTGTCGTAAGCGTCTTGGAGGCTATCGGCTTTGCCGGATTGCAGCAAAAGCGCCATATCATCCTTAACACTCTCAAAATGCGCGTTCGCAGGGTCTTTGCTGAACCGCTCAATCTCAGACATTGCCTGAGAATTTTGCTGCTCAATCACGGACTGCTGAAAACGTTGTAATTGCTGGTTTTGCTGCCTTAGTTGCATGACAGCCGGATCAATCGGTGGCGGTGGTTGCACCTGCTTAGGATCGATCCCGTACTCCTGCGCAAGCTGTCCAAGTAACTGGGCTTTTTGCTCCGGTGTGCCGGTTCGCAATTGCCTGTCAGCATTGAGCAAAGCACCAACCGCTTCCATTGGATGAACACCAAGTTTTTGGATCGTTTCCATGTGAGGCGCGATGACTCGCTCAATATCTCGGCCAATGCCTGCGTACTGCTTGTATTGCTCAATACCTTTATGATAATCCGATTCTCGTCGATTTATCTCTTTTTTTACCTCTACCGGCAATTCTTGCCATTTTGCCGCAATTTCGCGCTTCCAGGAAGATGGTGCCGGATCTTCTTCCTGAGCCTCGTTTTCAGGCTTTTCCTGCTTTGACTGTGCTTCTAAATGCCGATCTTCTTCGTCGTCATCCTTCTTGGCTTCGGTAGTTTCGTCCGTTTTTTCATCGTCTGCGCTAACCGTGTCTTTTTCGTCAAGAGAATCTGCTTGTTGCTCGAACTCTAGCTTTTCTTCAGGCTCTGGCTTTTCTCCGGCCTCGATCTTGTCAAAAGCCGCGTTCAGTGCTGCCGCAATGCTGTCGTCTTGGGTATCTTCCGGGTTTGCCATCAGATTTCCTTATGGTTAGTTAGTAGCCTTTGGAGGCCATGATTTGCGCAATGTCGCGCCTGATTTCCTCGCGGCTGATCGGAATTTCCTTGCGCTGGTTGATTTTCTCGTTGCCGACCTCAATACAATCGTGTTGCCGGAGGTGCTCTCGATGCTGTCTTCTGCCCGGTATGACCTCGCCCGTGATCATTGATCGATAGGGGGCGATGTCACCCACGACGAACGGCGCTTCCGCCTCGTGGATCAGGTATTCCTCGCGCGGCACAAGCTCGTGAGTTACCGGGTCTTGAATCCAAGATTTTCGACTCATTGCCGAACCTCCATGCTAATCTCGTTGGTAGCGGCTGCGGTGGCGGCGTTGTCCACCTTCGCCTTACTGCTGATGTTAGCAACCTGAATTTTAACAGCCGCATCAAGTTCAGCTTTCCATCTCTGAAAATCCTGTTGCATCGATGCTATAGCCTGCTTGCTTTGTGCGTCAACCTCGGCTCGGTAGCGGTCAATCTCGGCCTGCATCGCTGATCGTTGCTGCTCAAGCTGCGCCTGCATCTGCATCTTGGACTGCTGGGTCTGCATATCGGCTTGCGCTCTTATCTGGTTTGCTTGTGCATCCGCTTGCAACTCGGCTTGCTTGAACTGACCCTGCATTTGCATTTTCATTTGTTCAAGCTGCATTTTCGCCTGCATTTCCATCATAGCCGCCTGTTGACCTGCGTTCGGATCAGCGGGTGGCCGTTGCTTGATGGCCTGCTCGAACTGCTCAAAGGATGATTCGATGGACTTCGCTGCCGGGAAAGCGCGAACGGCAAACATCAGCAAGTCAATCGCAAGCGGTGCAAGCTCTGGTACAGCCTGCGCGGCTTGTGTTGCCTCGCGGATGTAGCCGCCCACGGCCTGCAAAAATTCAACGCGCTGCGACTTTTCCTGTTCCTCATCAATGGCGACAAGCGAATCGGCTGCAATGTCAATCTGGTACGTCCTGAGAGGCTCTTGCTGCATCAGCATTAGCGCGGCTTGTGCGTACTGAGCATCCGGCGTTTGCATGATGCCAGACATGGCAATCAGCGACTCGGGGCGGTAAATGTCCATCATCAGCTGAGCCTTGATGCGTAGCACCTCGGTTGCAAACATCGCAACATCGCGCTGCCGTGTGGTCAGGCGCAATGAGCCAAACTGCCGCTTGATGTTCTGAGCGGTTGCGGTTTCGCTGGCTTTGGTCGCGCCTCGGATGATGTCGGAAATGCCTGTGATCTCGTAGACCACTTGTTTAGCCTGCTCACGCGCAAGGTACGCCGCTTGCAGTGCGGCTGCAACCTCGGTGATTGGCACCCATTGCATAACGCCTGCCATGCCGCCCTTCTCGCTGAACGCAGCCCAGTTTGAAACCGGAATCAGCGTGTTGGGCGAGGATGACAGTATCTGTGACAGTGAGTCATTGACGCTTGCGTCGTAGGCACCATTGAGTTTGAGAGCATCGCAAAGACCGCCAATGCGAGAAGTCAGCAAGTCAATCTCGTTGGCCTGATCCTGATAAAGAACAAAGTCCGGAACGGGCGTCAAGCGGTCGTTGGTCTGCGTTGCGTAAAGCGGCTTAGGACACGGGAAAAATCCTTCAAGACCGTAAGGGTCCTCCTTCTCGTCCAGAATCTCGGTGTAGCCCTTGGCAACCCAGTAGACGCGCTTAGACCGTTTACACCAGATTTCCCAGACCTCTGCTTTTTTCTCATCGTCCAGTGAGCCTGTCTCACGCATCTCATCGGTCAAGCCGATAGGTTCGTAAGTCATCGGGACGTTTTTAAAGTCCTCACCAAATCGCTTTTTACCTTCCTCGCGAGTCAAGTATTCACGACGGGCAACCCAGGGGACGTCCGGCCATTTGCGAGCGTAGCCATGTCTGAAGTCCTCCCAATAGACATAATCTACGCAAGCGCAGTCCAGTACATCATCCTGATGCGTCATGCTCTCAGTTTCGTCGTCCTCGGTCTCAATCTCTGACTCGGGCTCTTCGATGTCCTTGCTCTCGTAGCGCACCCAGACCGTCCCGCGTCCGCACAGCAGTCGATCTTGCACGGCTGCGCGTAGCGCTTCGTCGAAGTCCGGGTAATGCTCGATCTCGTATTGAAGGCACCGCTCAAGGATCTGTGCGGCTGTTCGGCTGATCGGGTCAGCGTCCTTGTTGCGCCGTGCTACCTCGGCTTGTGGTGGTCGCGCATAAATCGCAGGCATCAACGTTTCAATGTTCGACCACAGAATGTTAAAACGTGAGTGTGTCTCAATCGACTCGCGCTCGTCTCGGTAGCGTTTGACGATCTTTTTTGATCGCATCAGCCACGATTTCTCGTCCGCGTCGTTTTCGGTCGCCTTGAGTGCGTCCAGCCATTTCAGCGCGGTCTTGTCCATTTGTTATTCCTTAGGCAGCAGCGGCACGAGTTCAATTCTTGTCGGTGGCGTCATAGAACCATCGGAGGATGTGTGGTCGGTCTCGATTTTGTCCGAGTACCCATGCTTGGTCAGCATCATCTTTGTTATGGCCGGATTGAACTGCCCATCAAGCCCGCCACTAACCAATCTTCGCTCTTGAAGCTCCGAAACTCGCGTAAAGATGTGGGAAAAACGCTCATTTTCTGATGCCCATTTGTACACCGTTGTACGGTCAACGCCAAGCTCTATTGCCAGACCTGCAATGATCGGCACGGGATCACCGTAGGACTCGTGACTTCTCACATAGTCCTCGGCTTTTTCAAACATTGCCTCGGTCAACTTGGTTGGTCTTCCCGACGGCTTCGATGTGCTGTGCGCGGTTTTCGCCATAACACCATCATAAACGAAAAACCCCACGACTAGGCCTGTGGCCCCGATCCGAGATATACAATCACACTTCACCACCGCTAACCAAAATCAGCGCCATGGCATGCTCAACGGCGTGATCAGAGGGCAAGTGAACCTGCCCACGCTTTAGCCTTTGCTTATCAGCATCTGAGTCCTGCCACTCCATCGTCCAGAAAAGACTAGAAGCATTTACGTCTGGGATGTGATAGGTTGATCCGCGTTTTGGCGCTGTTTTTAGTGGCTCAGGGACATCAATATCACCAATCATGATTGTGATTGGCTTGACGCGAAAGCTCTCGACCGGAGCGCTGATAGCCAATTTTTTAAACACATCTTTCGTGTCAATGTCTTGCCACTGATCGCCATCCTTAAACTGCATTTGCCGACCATCAGAAATGCTTGCAAGAATGTGATTGTATTGGGTCATGGTGGCTAAACCTTAATGAATTAAAAGCGCCAGGCGCGTCATTTTGCTTAGTGTGGATTTGTGACAATGCGTCTGAGTATAAGCCACACCAGAGAAAAGAAAAACCCCCGACCAGGGAGAGAGTCTGATCGGGGGTGAACACTAACCACAAACGGAAAACAGGAAGGAGAGAGGACCTGTCGTTGACAGTTTAAGTGTGTGAAGCGTAAAAAGCAACCCGCCGGTTTGAGGATACTCGGGTGAGCATAGCCTTGGCGGGTATTGTTGGGTTGATGGTGGCCGGATTAACCTGCTTGCAGTCGTCTCTTTCTGGTTGGCGGGTGCACATCGCCCTGGAC